CTCGTCATCTCATCCACATACAGGTTTAACTTTGAGGCAATGTCAGATTTTGTATAACAAGTACGGGCTTGAAAAAGGTACTGAGGTAATCAAAAGGTGGAAGAAGTTAAACGCTTTGAGAGACCTTAAGTAAATCTGCGACTGTAATCGTGAATCCCTTGGTTGAATACTCAGGGCGATTCATCTCTCGCCTTACCCCGTAAAACGCAACTGCCTTGCTAACTCTTTCGGTAGGTACTGTTAGAACAGAATCTTCGAGGATGAATGACCAATGGCTCGCCTTGGTCGTACTGATACCCGATGCGTACCAGCAAGCAAGGACATCTGACCAGCACTCGGTTTCAATATAAAGATTGCCTGTTTCTTTCCAGCGCCTATCTCGCTTAACTTCGACTGTTTCAATCGGTGCGGTTAATAGTGAATTGACTATAACCTCGCCCTCTTGCCCAAAGCGTAAATCTAAATCCCAATCAGAGCGACTCATAATGTTCCCCATTGATTTGATTGCCCAATAGATATTGGCGCAATGTTTTGAATAACTGAACGGTTTTCGTAGAGCGCTAATAATATCGCTTCAGCGCGGTCAGGAGAAGCAACGCCTCGTTTCTTCATGTCTACCTTCGACTCGATAACAACTCGACCTGAAGCATCCGATGTATATGTTGGACCTGCCATTTGAGATAGCACGAACCTATCTACATTTAATCGAATGTCCTGTTTGCCGTCTTTAGGTTGAACCATCTGCCGAGCGTTCCACCACATCTCTGCTCTTTGATTCTTGAACTTGGCTTGGTCTTTAGGTTTCTCGGCTACATTGACTGCGATGATGTCCGCGGGTAACTGGCGCTCCTTGACCCATCTGTCCAACATGGAGACAACGCCCCAACCTAATCCGATGGTATCGACTTTGACTCGAACTCTGTCCCGTACTTCTCTCTCTTGATGAATCTTGATACAGGCTTCAACCTCTCGCATTACTACACCAGCGACATCAACTGCGTTAGCATTTTGCTTACCCGATGAGCGATGAACGATGCTTACTGCTCCGCCATCTAATCGAGCAATAACAAATTCATCTCCACCATCTGAAGCAATATCAACTCCAAGTTTAATTATCTTTGATTCAATCGGCTCTTCATTCTCTGTTGCCATCTCAGCCCACGCGAACGGAATGACCTTGCCTGTACTCGACTTAGGGAACTGCGCCATGACACGGGCTTCGACGAATGGAGAATCCTCACCGAATTCAGAAATGACATCAGCAACCCATGTTTCATCAACGAGGTGCGTTCTCACTTCATGCGCTTCAATGTAATCAGGACATGAGCGACATCTGCCAGTTGGCTCACCCGTAAAGTTTGGTGTGTCATAAGCGCTAATCGGAATGATGTTATAGAGCGGACTCGAACAGATTCGCTCGAACCAAGTTTGCTCTGTATCTGTTGGTGGGTTACCAAGTACGAGAAGTTTGGTATTGCCACCCGTCATAAGAGATTCAAGCGCTCCGCCGATTGTGTCGGATAAACCTCCAGCCTCATCAACTACAACGAGCAAGTTAGGTGCGTGGATACCCTGAACCGCTGTTTCATCATGAGCGCTTGGACTAAATCCGTATCCAACTACGGTGCCATTTATTTTCCATTGAACTGTATCGGCTTCCCCAGGCAGGTTATGTTTAGCATGAACTCTTCTAATATGCGGCCACATAATGTTTCGAACTTGTCGATGTGTAGTCGCTGTTGTAATTGCTACGGCTGTACCTGCGGGATGTGTAGATAACCACCACGCTACCGCTCTCGCGGCAAGGTGAGATTTCCCAGGCGCGTGACAAGCGGGAACTACTGTTCTTTTATTTAATGTTAATGAAGTCAGAATCTCTTTTTGTTTACTCCAAAGAGTTTCGCCTAATCCTTGCTCAACGAATCCAACGGGGTCGTTCTGCCATCTAGCCCAAGGGTTATCTAACTCAGCATCAAGGATGACCAGTAAAGCGTGACGCTCTTCAGGTGTGAGCATGGCAAGCAACTCGGCTTGCTTCATTGAATCACTTTCGAGGAACTTATCGAGAAGTCTCTCGGTCATGGCTTAAGCGCTCTTTGTCTTACGGGACTCGAGGACTTTGGCTATTTTCTCTTGAAGTTCTCCCATGGTGACTGTAACTCTTACCTCTGACACGGAATGAGATAGAACTTCTTGCTTATCTATCCGACCAAAATCTTCAGGGACTTGACGCTCTAACCACCAAGCGGATGCTTTCCAATCTCCTTGACTCGCCGCACTTGATACGACTGCCACCTTTTTAGCGATTGCTTCTGCTCGCGCCCGTGTAAGAGACTCCAAAAAATTCAAATATATTTTCTCCTCGGGTTTAGGTTTAGCATCAGGAAGCGTCGCCAACCTATCCCGCTCTACCATTCCACGGCTCATCCAGTTATAGAAAGTGGACTCAGCAATGTTTACCATCGCTACCGCTTTGTTTACTGGCAAGCCAAGCACAATCAGGTTCAGCAATTCTTCGCGCCTAACATCATCAAGGAGAACCGTTGTTCCTTTAGGTCGCCCCTTGGGTTTAGCGGGTTGCTTCTTTACTACTGCCGTTGCCACTAGAACTCCTGCCCTATGTACCAAAATCCTAAGTCGATACTCCAATGGTATTTATCGATTGAGAAACCAAGGGCGAATCCACTCACGCGTCCCCAAGCAAACCAGTACCGTCCTATTTTCTTTTCCATGTCTTTATTCTACCTCGGTTGTACAAGCCTCAATGGGTATAAATAATAACTCAGCAATATCTTTCCAACCATAAATTGAATTAGCCCATTCGTTTAAGTCCTCTGTATGAACTCGCATCGAGTGTTCGCCTACTCGGATGGTTGTACGACCCACAGGAATATGCCCAGGCTTAGATTTTCCCCCACCCAAGATTTCGGCAACCTCTTCAGCAGTAAAGCCTGTTCCCTTCAAGCCCGTGCTGGTTAGAAGTTTGTTTAACTCCTGCGGGTCGTAAGTTGCCAAGTCAGAGGTTCGGTTATCGACGATAAGAATTTTAATCTCCTCCACATCATCGACATCGACCCAATGAACGGCAATCTTTTCCCACCCTAATTGAACTGCGCCTTGATAAGTATGATTGCCCGAGAGAATGTGCTTGGTTCGCTTATTGACCACGATAGGTCGGTACTGACCCATTACCTCAAGGGACTGAATGATGGTGCCTATATCGCCCTCACGCGGGTTGAGAGGGTGAACTTTAATCTCGTTGATTGTGACTGTCTCGATGTCCTCGGGTGAACTCTCGCTTCGCTCAGGCTGTGTATCAGGCTCAACAGGCTTACGCTCGGGAAAACCAAGGCGCTCTTTGATTGCTTTGATTGCTTTCTGCTTTGTCGGAGCCTCGGCATATAGTTGCTCTTTCCAAGCCTTGTACGCCTCCATCTCGACTGTGAACTTCCAAGCGCTAACCTTTACTTCAGGGTCGCTAGGTAAAGGCTTAGAATCGGTTATGTTGGCGTTGTCTTTACCGCTTATCAATCTATCTAAAGTCTCAACCTCAGATTGAGTGAAGCCCGTACCATCGAGTTCAGGTAAAGCGGTCAGCAAAGATTTGAGAAGTGGCTCGTTGTATCCAGCCAAGTCAGTTAAGCGATTATCAGCCAAAACAATCTTACGAGCAGACTCTTCATCTACATCCACATAAGTTATCTTGATTTTCTTCCAGCCGAGTTTCTTTGCCGCTTTGTATGTGTGATTACCAGCCAAGATAAAATTTGTTCCGTACTGAACAACAATCGGACGGTATTGCCCATGGGCTTTGAGCGATTGAGCAATCGCTTCAATGTCACCCCTGCGTGGATTCGTTGGATAACTCTCAAGCGTGTTGAGTGCTACTGAAGCAACTTGTCCAACTTTTATCTTCGCTTTCATTTAATGTATATCCACGCCTCGAAGTTATAGAACTTCCAAAACATTGTGCCTACTGTGAACCCTGCGTTCTCTGCCAATATCTGATTTCGCATTGATGAGTTCACCTTCATCATAGGTCTGAGGTCGCGCTCTTTGTTTAGTATCTGTTCAGGGGTAAAGGCTTTACGCTTGAAGTCATAATGAGCGCCGTTGATTACTTGCTCAAGTTCGCCCGATTCTTCTCGTACTTTCTCTGCCCATATAAAAGCCCCACCCTCAACTAGAGATTCATAGACGACGCTCAAGATGTTTGGTCTGTCCTCATACGGCAAGAACTGAAGTGTGAAGTTTGAAATGATTAGACTCGACTTACCGAATCCATTGAAAGCGCGTAGGTCTTTGCGGACATAGATAGTTTCATCATGGGACTCAGGCAATAAGTTATCGGCTATATCGATTCCGACTTTCTTACCATGGTGGGGAAGTCGTTCTAGTAGCGTTCCAGTTGAACAGCCAAGGTCAATCACCTGAGTATCTTCAGTCATAAAGTATGTACTCAAGTCACAGATTGCCTCAGTCAATGTGTGATAGTTCGGGATTGATTGCGCGATGTGTTCATCAAAGTTCTCAATCGTCTCGAATGAGAATGGCTCAGTAGAACTCATGAAGCCTTCTACCAATCGCTTCCACGACTGGGATAGTGATTGTCCTTCCGCACCGTTCGTATCTTTCGGAATCTGAAACTCGTCGTCCGTCATCGTAGAACTCCGTCCATCCATCGGGTAATCCTTGAAGGCGCTCGCACTCCAAGGGAGTTAATTTCCTAATCGCAAAACCATCCTCATCTCCGATTTGAACTCCGTGACGGTCTTGCGCTGTTATCGTGTACATCGGGTCGCCGTCATCTTTAATGAGTCGCCCGTTTGGTGATTTGTTTACTCTTGCTACATCGAGAACTGGTCTAACAAATGGCACATTGTTTCCACCTGTTCCCATGTGAGCCAATAAAGTTGGAGCCACATTCTCGAAAGTTCTAAAAGCGTTATCTCTGCGAATGAACTGCTCGACTACATACTGTCGAGAGTTTCCTCCTTTGTAATAGTGGGCGTCGAGGGTCGGAGAAATGTCGGAGAAAAACCCCTGCCTTCCTTCTCGTTCTTCCGAGTTCGCGCCATCATTGCTTCTACCTGTTGCTCCGATAGGAAATACTTTTGGTCGGGGGTTTCCTCTAAGATGTCCGATAAGGAATACCCTTTCTCTGTGCTGTGGGACGCCGAAATTTTGGCTGTCAAGCAACTCCCATTGACAGTCATACCCCAAGCCATCCAAGACCTCGAGGATGATTTCGAAGGTTCTTCCTCCGTCGTGGTTGAGGAGACCTTTAACATTCTCAAAGAGTAGGTAAGGTATTCCTTTTTCGCTTGCGAGTCTAAACATCTCAAAAGCGAGTGTCCCTCGGGTGTCATCCAAGGAGAATCCAGTTCGCTTACCTGCGACTGAAAAAGTCGCACAAGGGAATCCTCCAACAAGGAGGTCGGCACTTGGAAGTTCTCCAGCGGAAATAGTTCTAACATCTCGTCCATCGGGTTGTTCTCCGAAGTTTCGGGCATAAATACTCCTAGGTCTCTCGAGCCATTCATTAGCCCACACGCACTCATGACCTGTTCTTTCAAGTCCAAGTCGGAAGGCTCCGATACCAGCAAAAAGTTCTATGAACTTCATTAGACAACTGGTTTCGCTGGTCGTCCTCGTCTACGAATTAGGTTGCCTTCAGCATCGTACTCAGGTGTACGAGAAATATCATTGCGAATGATTTTGTAAATCAACTGCTCTGATACTCCCATTGCTTCAGCAATTTCACGATAGGTAATGCGCTGTTTACGCAGTCGAAGAATCAACTGTTTGCGACGCTTTCCTAAATCTTGAATCTGCGTTTGATGTGTGCGGATAGCATCGGTCAAGAGTTTGACCTCATCTAATCCTTTACCGTCTAACTCTGTTGCTTCCATAACTGTACTCATATCGCTTCCCCTTCTTCGAACAGGCGTTCGACAGCATCATCAAACTTGACCTTCTTTTCAATCTGATTGGCGGTAGCCACAAACTCAAGTTCAATTTTCATAATAGATTTTTTGTAAGCAATGAGCATAGCAATATAAAACGGTAGTATGAAAAAACTAGCGATTGATAAACC